CATCGGGGCTCGCGGCGTCTGTGACCTCTTGGTTCTTGATTAAAGGCGGCGAAAGCCGCCGCTAGAAAAAAATGACACCTGAATCAGATGAAAACAAAAGCTACGAGCCAATGGCCGTAGTTGAGAAATATGAAACAGTCATCGCATATCTTTATCCGATTGCACAAAACATGCCCAGAAAGCATGGAGTTGCGAGAGATATGTTTTTGAGCTGTCTACTGAGTCAGGTCAAGCAATTTGTGGAGGCTGGGAAGTCGAATCAGATTTCCCGCCTCTACCTCGCAGATGCAGGCATGTCCCATCTGCGATTTTGGCTGCGGTTTTTGTCAAGCGAACATGTCAAGGCAATTTCTCCTCACCAAGTCAAAACGGCGCAAGCCTTATTGGCCGAAGTTGGAAAAATTCTCGGGGCGTGGATTGTGAAACAAAAACGCAGAGGGCAGCATGGGTAAAAACGCCGCTATCTTCGGGGGCAACTGGGACAACGCAGCCAACGCTGGTTCGCGTGCCTCTAACTGGAACAACTCCCCCTCGAACTCGAACAACAACATCGGGGCTCGCGGCGTCTGTGAGGACGTGGATTTAGCTAACCCGCTCTGTCAACGTTACGGCGTGACAGGCAGGCCATTTCACATGTGGTCAGCCGTGCTGTCCTGCTTCGGCAAATACCTTTGGGGGTTCAGAAAAACGGTGAGTAGCCTGAGGAAACTCAGTGTGAAAGCCGGGTCTGGCATTTACACATATGGGTAAAAAATTCAAAGGGTTAATCGACCAAATCACCGACATTGAAAACCTAAGGGACGCACACAGAAAAACGTCTTCCGGCAAACGTATGACTTGGGGCTATTTAGAGTTCAAAGAATATGCAGAGCTCAATCTAGAGCGCCTCAGAGATGAGATGCAAGCTGGCACATGGACTCAAGGCGAGTACAGGGAATTTACTGTCTACGAACCTAAGCCTCGGCTTATACAGGCATTAGATTTCAAAGACCGACTTGCTCAACATGCCTTATGCAACGTGATTGGGCCAATATTTGATAACACGCTTTTGCCTGGAACGTTTGCTTGTCGAACTGGAATGGGGACGCACGCAGGAGTCAGGCACGTTCAGTCTGGTTTAAGAAAAATGCAAGCGACGCATTTTTTAAAAACAGACTACAGCAAATTTTTTCCAAGCATCAATCGTGAAGTACTTCACCGGATGATTGAAAAAAAGATTTCTTGTCACAAAACAATTCAACTCATCCGAGCAATGGTTCCAACAACTGGATATGGACTTCCGATCGGAAGCCTTACCAGTCAATTGTTTGCCAACGTATATGGCGGCGCTGTTGACAGGTTTATTCACTTCGAATTGAAAGCTCAGCACTGGTCTCGCTACATGGATGACATTGTGGTTATCTCAAGCAACCCGTATGAGTTGAGGCATTGGTTTGAAGATATTCGCAGTTTTAGCCTTGAGCATCTGGAGATGCGAATCAGTAAGTGGCAAGTCTCACCAGTCACTCGGGGAATCAATTTTCTTGGCTATCGAATATGGCCACGACACAAGCTAATGCGAAAGCAATCCGTCACATCGGCAAAACGAAATATTAAGAGACTGGTTCGATTGGAAGATCAAGAGTCTCTTAAAAAATTCATTGCGTCTTGGCGTGGGCATGCATCCCATGCTGATACGTGCCACCTTTTTAATCATTTGGAGAGAGAGTATGGAATCGACAGAAATTGGTAATGAGCAAGTTGCATCTTTAAACACCACGTCACTGGAAGAAATGACTGCACAAGAAAAGCATGAGCCACAGGAAGAAAAATTCACGCCTCCTGAAAACGTTGAGCACATAGTGATTAACACGCGCGAAGATTTGGATGCGTTGATTGGATTCCCAGCTCACGGCAAATTCATGGAGTACCTCAAAGGAACTCTTTGGCGTTTGCAAAAAAATGATGAGCAAAAGCAATGGGAATTGCATGAAGACGACTCGGCCATCAAGCGCTTTGGGTTTGAGCGAACAGATGAGCAATTTAAAGATGCGCAAGCTCCAGAACTGCCAATCTATGTCGAGCCATTGCACCTAGTCCCAACCGTAATCACTATGCGACAAGCCCGGCTTGCACTGCTTGGCAGTGGATTGCTTGACAAAGTTGAGCCAGCAATTGCAAGCATTCTTGATGAAAAAAATAAAAGCGTTGCCGAAATCGAGTGGCAGTTTTCGCAGTCGATTGAGCGAGCCTCAGAATGGTTTGCAAACATCACAAACGCTATGGGGCTCACAAGCGAACAGGTGGATCGCCTGTTTAAGCAAGCTGGTGAACTCTGACGACTTAATAGATGAGGTGAGAGGGCGCCATGCCAGAGCCAACAACAACAGCCACCGCGACTTTTATTGCCGCATCAGCCACCGTCCCAATCATTACCGCATTTGGCGTGCCCTTAGGGCTTAGAGCCGACTTACTTGTTGCGGGGTTTTCGGGTTCGCTCGTTGGAATTATTTTGCTCAACACAGTGCCAGGCACAAGCGACACCTGGCAGGAGCTTCTAAGAACTACGACTAAGCGAATGTTTGTGGCGCTGGCCAGCAGCTTGACGGCGGGGTATCTCACTCCATTGATGCTGTTGCTCTCTCACCTCCCAGATAACGTAGTCTTGGGCGCGGCCTTTGCTGTGGGCGGGGGCGCTCAGCAAGTATTGATGTTTGCCATTCAGCGCCTAAAGGGGACAAGCGAATGACAACCTGGCTGCAAATCATCCATTGGGTCTCGGGCCTCATCGTGCTTGCCGAAGCGCTGAATAAGCTCGAACGGACTTCCCCCTGCGCAAAAGGCTTGAGTCCACACGATAGGCTTGTAGACGGCCTCAAGGCCATCGCGTGGGCAATGCTAGCACTAGGCGGAGGAGGCGCAATAGCAACGCCATTGCTCATCTCCGCTGGCATTTCAAGCGACATGAGCATATTGCTTCGTCTTGATACACCAAACTCGACAGAAACATGTGTCATGGCTGGATTTGCAACTTTGATTGTTAGAACAAGAATTAAGGAGGGATGATGAAAATTATTGTGTTGCGCAATCCCAGCTCTGCCGGAGCCACGATAGGCAAGATGTTTATCGATGGCATTTTTGCCTGTCATACGCTGGAGGATGAAGTCAGAGAGATTCCAGGCCAGCCTGTTGAAGCTTGGAAAATTCCAAAAGCCACCGCCATTCCATGCGGCACTTACAACGTCAAGCTTGAGAACTCGCCCCACTTTGGCCCAGATACCTTGACACTGGTGGACGTGCCAGGCTTTCAATTTATTCGCATGCATGCTGGCAACGACGCTCAAGACACGGACGGCTGCATCTTGCTTGGGATGATGGCCACGCAGAGAACGCTGGTTGGCGGCACAAGTCGTCCAGCTGTAACACTGGTCAAGTCTCAAGTCAAAGGCGCTTTGAATAAGGGTGAAGAAGTCACCATTTCAATCAACAACCATGAGGCATTTGCATGAATCTGCTTGACCTCCCAAAACAAGACTTAGGGTTCCCTTGGTTTACTTCGACGCTTCTAGCTTTGAGCGTAACCATCAACGTCGCACTTTGCCATGCGTGGATTCAAGAGCATGACATGGCCACGACGCAAGAGGTAAAAGCCAATGATTTTCAGCAGCGTGCAAGCGCATGCTCAAAAAGCATCGATGATGCGCGCGAGTTGTCTCAGCAGCGCTCAGAAAATGCAGCCAAGGCAATCGAGCAGGCTCACGGGGCCTCCATGAAGCTCCAGCAAGCCGCTCAGCAAATCCTAGCCAGCCCACCCACGACAGCAGGCAATGACTGCCAAAGCGCCAAGATCAGGGCTGATGAGTGGGTGAGAAGCAGGGGAGGGAAGTGATGTTAAAAATCTTTCTTATCATGGCCATTGCAGCCTTGGCGGGTTGCGCATCCATCCCTTCGGTTGCCGAAAAAGTGGAAGTGCCGATTGAGTGCCGAGTGCAAGCTCCTACACGTCCGGCCATGCCCAGCCAAAATCTCACGACCGCCGATTCACTCGACACGCACATCAAGACCATCCAAGCCGAGATCGATGTGCGAGAGGGCTATGAGATCGAGCTGAGAGCGGCCCTTGGCGCTTGCATAAGTATTGTTCAGCGCTAGAGTAAATCAGCCAAATCGTTCGCGGTGGGGTTGAAGTAGACCATCGCCATCTTTGGGTCAGACCACCCAAAGACTTTGCACAACGTCAGCACATCAAACACCCCGCTTCGGGCTAAACGCGTGGCTGCCGTGTGCCTGGTGTCATGGAACGTAAACCCATCAACACCTGCCGTATTTTTGGCGCGCCTAAAAATCGCGTCTCGTGTACTTGCTGAAACTCCAAAAACCAGCTTCGAATCAAACCCCTCTTGCATCGCAATGATGCGCCGCGCAGTCACGGACAGCGGTATGTCACGCCCCACATTTGTTTTACTGGTTTCAAGGGCGGCATACTTGCCACGAATATTCGACCATTTCAGCGCGGTTATTTCTCCAGACCTCATCCCCGTCACCAAGGCCAACAAAAAGCAGTTGGCCACTGAGTGAGAAATGCTTTTGGCAGGGCCTCGCGTCCAGCCAAGGGCTCTGAGCACCTTTCTTGACTCCGCCCATGTGATGAGCCTGTCTCTATGCCCTGATGCTTTTGGACGTCGCACATCCTTTGCTGGGTTTTGAGCTATCCACTTCCACTCTTTTCTGGTGTATTCAAGCACTGAGTTGAGAAGTTTGAACTCCCTGAGCACAGACGCGGGGGAGACCGTGCCAAGTCTGCTATCCCTCCAGTCGATGATTTGCTTGTCGGTTAGCTCGACCATGAGCGTGGTGATGGGGAGCGTTCTTTCAAACGCTTTCAATCTGACAAGCTCCCATGCCTCGCCCTTGTGCGTTGGACTCACCTCATCTGCATAGCGCTTGAGAGCGTCTAGCAAAGTTTTCTTTGGAAAGTCTCCGCCGTATTCATCCTGTAACTCTTTTTCGCGTTTCGTGGCCCATAATTGAGCCTCACGACGTGTGGGAAAGAGTTTGGTTTGGCGCTCGCCGCGAAATCGAAATTCGGCCCGGAAGCCATGAGGCGTTTTTGAGAAGCTGGCCATAAGTTTTTGTGGGATTCGTTGTGGGATTTTTGTGGGATTGACCCCAACATTGTCCAACGGATACAGTCAAAAACGGTTAGGTTTGCTTAGTAAATATGCCTAATTTAACTTAGAAAGTACAAATAAGTTAAATTGGTGGTGCCCAGGAAGGGCATCAAAAAAACGCGTGGTTATTGGGTTTCGTTAATTTTTTGTGGGATTTTTGTGGGAAATCTTTTGAAAACTCTTTGACGCCTAAAGGAAATAAATTGCATTCCGATTTAACAGAGTAGACGATCATTTTTGCAAACGCATATTGATTTTGAAAAAATGTACGCTATTTGCACTGGTTTTGCTTCTTGGCCTCTGTAGTTATTTGCAATATTGATTCCCGTAAAGCTGAGCCATTTCCAGTTTTAACGTATTGCAACACAGCGCATCGAATTGCCAGATTCATTGATTGATGCTCATTGCACATCGAGCAACAATCTTCCACTAGAACGCCATGAGCGCAGCGCAAGCCAATTAAGCTGAACGCCTCATCTTCAGCTTGGGCATCTTCAATCTCGCGTTTGCGCCATCCAGTTGCATTGCCTCCTTGATTCATTGGACACCTCGTTCAAACTCGATCAAGTCAGATAGCAACCATTTCCCATCCGTACCCGGGGCAGGGAATGAGCCAACCCTAACTCGCTCGGTAAGAGTCTGGCGACAAATTCCAAGCCGCCGAGAAACATCAGTCCTAGTGAGTCGAACGCCTGCTTGTTGCACCAAAGATTGAACAGCCTCTCGCAACATCACAATCTCTTTCCTCATCTCGGTCAATTCTTGCGATTGATTCATCACACACTCCATTTATTCGATGTGAACGCCATCAAGAATTTGACTGATGACTTCTTTTGTTGGACTCTGCTGATTTAGAACTTCATTGATGAGCATTGGGATGCGTGAGCGCAACTCATCCCCCATGCTGTCAAAATGAACGCAATGCAAGCTATTCAGCATCAGATAAGCATCCCCACTTTGGCGAGAGCCAACTAGCTCGATGAGCTTATCTATCGCGCAAATATCAAGAAACTTTTTGTCCAGAGTTTTCTTGAGCAATGCCTCCACCACCTGGCGTCTCACTCCGGGTAGTTGAGACGGCTTTGCTAAGCTCACTGATTGCGTGCATTCTGAAGAGCTGCCAAAGCACGTCAAGACGTCCACGCTCATATTCGGTTCTTTTTTCTCCCACGCCGAGTTTGTGCCCTGCGATGATTCCGATTGCGAGCCCCGAAAAAAAGATAAAAACAACATCAGATAACTCCATTTGAAAATTCATTGCAGCCTCAAAACTTTTTCCCGCCATCGAGCAATCGATTGGAGAGTTTGTGGTCTGGACGCTGAGCATTGAAGAGCATCTTTTCGGCAATTGCACCCGCCAAATCAAAACGGTAGGCACCCGCCAAGTCAAAAATGCGAATTACCGCATCAGCCAACTCAACCTCACGCATTTGTCGATGTGGCAATTTGTCATCCATGAGGTCTTTTCTGTCGCCCTCCATTGACTCAGACACTTCACTCACAATGAGCATGAGCTTGTTGCTAAAGCAGAGCGGGTTATCCGTGACGGGTTTATTTGTCAGCACATCATTCCACCAGCCTGCATAAAAAGCCGCCCAGTGGCATTGCTCCTGCAAGGTCTTCGCGGCCTGCATGATGGCTTCAACGTTGATTGGGAATCCATCTTCATTACCTGTGGCTACTGTCGTATTCATATTCGTCACCTTTTTAAAAAGTTCATTTGCGCATTCACTGTGGACAATCGTTCCGCCGCTATCACGAAAAATCTTCACGTAGCTAACCTCCATTGCGTCCATGATGTTTGCTCCATATATTTAGAATTGCCAACGCCAAACCTATGACGCTGAATCCAGTGCAAAGCAATATTCCGATCAGGGAAACCAAGCTTTGCCACTCGTCGATGGGTGCGCCACAGATCACGCCGCCACCCCTTGCTGCATTCCCATTCCAGCCCTGAAACTTGACACGCTCTGAATGTAGACATGGCCACACCCTTGCTTGCGAATCTCGTTGCTGGCCAACTCAACAGCATGGTCAAATTCCACGCTGCCAAGTTGCTTGGCCTGAAACTCATGCAACTCAATAAAAAGCTGAATGGCCTCCATTTCGTGCCAATAGAGCGTTGGGCTTTCCCAGCCACTCTCAGCCATTGCGCGTGAGTAAATGGACTTGAGCGCCTTATCCGCATCTTCAAGGTGGCCGCTGAGCCCTTTGACAATTCCAGTTTTTTCAATTGCCAAGGCAACCTCAAGCATCCCAGCCAAAACACTCCAGTTTTCCTGAGTGCCATGCCCCATCTTCATGCTCTTCATGGCCTCTTTGAGCGTTGCAAAAATTTCAGCAAGGTCATTTCGGTTGAGCGTGGCAACCCGAGACTTGACAACCTCCATGACATTGGTAATGGCTGGATAGCGAATGCGCCTTGGTTTTTTCTTGCCCATCACTCAATCCCCCTCAATTCATCAAATGCATCCCTAATCCGTGTGGAATCATTTGATTCAAGCGCAGCCTTGGCCCGACCAAGAGAGTCATTGATTTGCGTCGCCGCAAATCTTCCAGCTTGCCCAGCCGCCTGGTAATAGCAATGGACTTCCTCAACCCTCTTTATTTCCTCTGGCAACGCAGTTGCCAGACTTTTTATCTGAATCATTGGGCAACCTCCTCAGTTTTTTGAAGTGCCTTTGCAATCCCGTCTTGAGCTTCTTTAGCGCTAATTTTTTTGGCCTTGGCAACCTTTTGGGATGCGCCCTTAGCCGCGCTTTGCGCAGCGGTTTTTTTAGCGTCAGCGTTTTTGGCATTGGCTTCGCCACGCGCAGCGGGGCGTTTAGCAGAGGCTGATTTTTCGGATTTTTTTGACTTCACCTCAGGGGCCAGCTCATCCTTCGCCATTTTTTTAATGGGCTCAAGGTCAACTTTCAGTGACTCGGCCAAAACCTCAATAAATGGCGCGCTTTTATTCACGCTCCACGAATTGCCTTCAAAAATTCGCTCGGGAGATACTGAGTCAATTGCCAGCGCCAAGCAAATCATGTGACCCAATTGATAGCCATCAATCATTCGGACGGCTTGCTTTAATTGCTCATCATCGCGAGGGTCTGCTGGACAGAAGTCGCCCAGCACCATTCCAAAATCAATCGAGTCGTAGCTACTCCATTGCATCAACACAAAGGTGAGCATCAACCGCAACATCGGCTCAGAAAAAGCGTTCAATTCAGGAATGCGTGGCTTTAATTCCTGAATCGCATACATGCGCCATTTTTTTTCAATATCGATTTCCAAATCACGGATTTGAATTGCGCGTGGCTTTGCATCCTTTTTTTGCTCGCCAAAAACTCGCTTCTCAATCTGCTTGGCTAACTCTTTGGGAATGACATGCACCAGCTCACTGGTGTATGGATTCACCAACACCTTGATGCTCTTCCTCTCTTCTTTTGTCAGAGAGTCGCGCAAGCTAGTTTCATTTGAAGAATCGCCATCGTCATCGAGCAACTTTGTATCAATAGACGTATAGCCAGCAAGATTGCTTAAGTAAGGGCTTGGCATTACCTCTTTGGCTTCTTTGCCATCAATTACCTCAAACCCCTTTTTTCGCTGTTGCTCAATTAGGTTAGCTGTATGAGCATCTTCCTTCTGATGGAAGCATTTGGGGTCAATGCAAATCGCCTGGCTGTCCAAGTCATTGAACAAATCAGGATTTGCATCCGTGCGCTTTTGGCACCCATCACAGCTGCCAGCTTCAGCCAATAAAGAAGCATCGCTTATCTTGAATCGCGCATCAGCAAGCTTTAGCATCACGTTATTGCGAATCCACTCCACCGCACCTCGATAACTCAAGCGGTCTTCATTGAGATGATTTTTCTCGGTGAACTCTTTAAGCGCCTTGATTTGCAGCTTGTGGTCAGGAATTCGCGCAATCAATACTGCCTTGCTTGAATCAAGATGGCCAGCGCGCAGCGCGTCTTTTGCCTCGGAACACAGATCAAGCAATTTCAGGCGAGCATAAACATAGCTACGCGAACGGCCAATGCGTGAGCCAATCTCGGATTTATCAATCCCTGTCGCGTCACAAAGGCATTGATACCCTTCGGCCTCTTCAAGATCAGTCAGGTCGTCACGCTGGAGGTTCTCAACAATCTGAATCTCCAGCACCTGAGCATCATCGAGCACGCGAATCATTGCCGGAATTGACCCTGCTTTCGCCATCTTGCTTGCTCGGAAGCGACGCTCACCAGCAACAATTTCATAAATTGGCAACTCCGCCCCCTGAGCCTTTGCTGTTGCTCGGGTATCTTCAAGTCGCTCCCCTGGCAATGGCCGAACCAATATCGGCTGATGAACGCCGCTCGTCCTAATGCTCTCAGCCAAGTCTTGAAGCTTGACCTCATCAAAATGCTTTCGTGGGTTTGTCAGGCTTGGTGCGATTAAATCCAGCCCGATCATGTCAAAGGACGTGCTTGCCCCGTGAATGACTTCATTCATCGCGTTCTCCTTTAGAGATTAAGTTATGGCCATCAAGACCAGAGATTCGGCCATCAGGCCAGTACAGCGAATCGCCAATTCGGCTTGGTAGCGAATAGGCGCGCATTGAGCCAAGTCGCATGACGCCGCGCGTTTCATGCTCCTGATAAGTTCCGCCCCTGAGCGAATCGCGCATTGCTTTACGCGTTGGCCTCTTGGCCGACTTGCTGGGGTTAAGTAGCTTGTTGATACCCTTGGTCGTGATTGAATAGCGCAACTCCTTTTGCGCCGAATCTGCGGCAACGTGGCCGCAATATTTCAAATTGCTCAACGTCGATGGAAGCAACTTCCCTGCGAATTTTTCAATCTCGCTTTTTGTTGACAAACCGTTCACGCGCAAAAATCTCAGCACGTCAATTGATAAATCTGTGATGCGCGTCATGGCAAAACCACTCCAATTGATGTGGCTGGGTAGTCCTCAACAAAAACCTTTGCGTTGGTAATGCCGCACTCAAACTCAAGAAACTTTGCAATCACACTCTGTTGCAACTGGCGAATTGATGCATTGTTTTGAACAACATACTCTGGAGAAAATTCATCGCCTGCAACCTCTGAAATGTGCTCACCCTTTACGCCAACAGAATTGGCGCGCTCAACCTTCCAAATGACGCCGCCAAAATCCCTCACCCGTTTGGCCTCATCCCAAAATCTCACGTCGGTGATTGCAAAGCGAAATTCACCTGCTCGATGCAAATGAGTGATTTGTGAGCTGAGCTTGCTTATCCAGTAGTCATTGCAGCTGCTACGGCGGAAATCTGTCCCCCACATGCGCAAAGTCCAACGCGGGCTTCTCCATGCGGAGAGTTCCTTGTGGTAATCAAAATCCACGCCGCTACGTTGAGATTTTTCGCAAAGCATCATCAAAATTGCATTGACAAATTCCTTGTTGCGGCAGCGGCTTAATGACAAATAAGGAACGTCCGTTTCCTTGCAATCTCTACGCCTTAGATCAGCAACCTCCACCTCAAATGCTTCAGATAACTCTTGATACAAAGGGTCAGCAAACGCAAGCTTGCGATAGCCAAAATGCGTTGCCATGATGTTGGCAACGGTGTCTTTCCCCGATCCCGCTAGGCCTGTCAGCCCAACGAGTTTGATTGGCAGTGTTGCCATTACGACTCCTGTGGTTTGTGAACGTTGATATGAAGAGCGGAGCGCGTGAACATGACAATGTCATCAATGGGCACCGAAACGGTGACACGCTCGCCTTGTTTGTGTTTAGACGCGGCGGCTTTTGCTTGGTCGTAAGCAGAAGCAGGGAAGGGTTGCTCGATGTGCATCAGAGTTTTAAGAGCGTTCTCAAGCCTGATGCACATGCATAGAACTGGGACAACATGCCCCTCTGAATCGCATTGGCGGGTTCTGGCTTCTGCCTTTGAAACCAAAATGCCTGTGAATTGCGCAGTGCAGACGTTTGCATCGAGGTGAGCTGTTTTCATAGCGTCACCACCAAACGAATTTGAAGAAGCCACCCACCTCAAGCCCTTAGATGCTTAGAGATGCTTGACGAATTGCTTTGTCAGCGCGTCTGCAATGCAGTGCGCCATCACTACCCCAAGCAGCGGTAGCGCTTGAGCCCTCAATGCGAGTGCAAAACTGGATAGCGGCACGTTCACGCATGAGGTCGAGCTCAGCGGCTTTGCGTGCTATTTTTTCGTTGTCAGAGAGAAGCTGTTGCGTTGCTACGTCATCCGGGCCATCCAATAGGCTGGCCGCAGACAAAAGCAGGCAAACAAGAATTGCAATCAGCCAAGTGATTGCAGTGCGCGATAAAGACGAAGGATGAGAAAACATGAATCGCTCCAATTACCCAGCGAAGGCCGAGATTGGATGCGATTATTACCCTTTGGGTCTTATTTTGTAAATACCCAAAGGGAAATATTTTTTAAAAAGTGACTTTAATTTGATAAGTGGATTAAAAATAATTAATTTGTCAAGTGTCTTTAGTTGGTTTTTCCTGTTGTCCCGTTTGAAGCTTCGGGTTGCGTAAGCGCAACAAGTAACTTCAAAGCTGTTTGCTGGGCATTTTTGTCCATTCCCTGAAGTAGCGAATAGGCCATTTCTGCCAAGTCAGGTTCTCCAACCACATCTTGAGCGCTTACAGGCGTATCCATCCAGCCCTTCGGCAAATCAAGAGCGTCCTCAATCACTCTTGCCATAGGGGAGCCCATCTGAAAAACCTTATCACTTCTGTCCGTTCGAGAGTTTGCATTTTTTATGCGGCTTAACCTGGAATCTGTTCTGACCCATCCAAGCGCATCATTTAGTCCGGCCAAGCTTCCGTATTTCTTAAGTAGTAACTCAAGGCGCTGACGTCTGGTTTCTTCAATGGTTTTCATGCCCAAGATGATTGTCCCAATGGGAAATTTTTGGAATTTTCCAATGGGTGTTGATAAATCATTGCCCAATGGGTCATAATCCAACCCATGAAATTGAAAAATTGGATTGACGAAGCTCATGGCAGATCAGCCGCACTTGCGGTTTTTCTTTCAGTCCCGCCATCTTTTGTAACAAAGATGGCAAATGGGGCTAAGCCGATTCCAGTCAAGCACATGGCGCCAATAGAAATATTCACAGATGGCTCCGTAACTCGGCAGGAGATGTGCCCTGATGAGTGGCAAAAGATATGGCCCGAGCTTCTATGTGTCCAGCGTGAGATTGTTTTGTAAGTCGCATAAAACCCCCTTTATGGGAGGCAGTGTGAACTTCAAAAGAATGTTTGTCTTTAACTTTGATGAATGGAGAGTGTGATGTTTAACCGAAACAAAGCCGATTTTTGCAAGCAGGTGGCCTTAGCGTTTGCCAGAGACGATGCAAATATTGCCTTGATGCGTAGGCAGCCAGCTAAATACGCGGCCTCAGTTGCGGTTGTGTATGCCGCCACAGAGGCCGCGCTAGAGCAATGCAAAACCCTGAAGGGGGTTACTGAGATTGCAACTCTTTTACAAGCTCCTTCCGAAAAGCTGCAAGAGCTTTTGCAGACTGGAGAGCGTGCTCCTCGAACTCAAAACTTCTAGGCATGAAAACGCCTTGCTGATTTTCAAGAATGTTTTTGACGTACGAATCTGCTAGAGCTTCGGCTTCGGATTTGGTCATGGGCGTACCCATCCTTTCTGAATTTAAGTTGAGGGACTTTCATTCCAAGGATTGCGGTATGCCCGCCAATAAAAGTTTATTTAATGAGGGTGTTTATGAAATTAACTGATGCTGCATACAACGTTGTGCATGACTACGCGGGTGGAAGTGCGTCATTGGCTCCGAGGTTGGGCAAAAGCCAAACCACGTTGAACCATGAGGTGCATGGAACGGGTTATGCGAAGCTGGGCCTTGAAGATGCCGCAAAGATTACATCAATGACAGGTGATTTGCGCATCCTTAATGCGTTTGCCGCGCAATGTGGATGCATGGTCATTCAGCTACCCAGCGAAGAAATTGAGACCAACACGTTTCAACAGCTTGCGGCTCTTGCCAAAGAGTTTTCAGAGTATGTCCAAACTGTGTCCGAATCAATTCAGGATGGGCGAGTGACAGACAACGAGCTCAAGCGAACGCGCGAAGAGCTTGGTCATTTGGTGATCGCCGCTCAAAACATTGAAGGCCATTTGGCTCGCGTCAACGAAGAGGGCAAGCCTCAGCATCAAAAAGAGGCGGCACACAAATGAGGCCAGCCGGGGAAATTCGCACAGTTATTTACTCGACTATCCGAGAGGCTGGCCCCTTGTCCTTGAAGGATTTGGCGGCAAAAAGCCAAGTTGGCCTTGATGCGGCCAGGCGAACTTTAGATAACGCGATTCGCTCCGGCTCCCTTGAAATTGTCGATCGTAGAAAAGTTGAGCATTGCAAAAAGCGCGTAGCAGTCTATGGATTGCCAGCGGCTTGTCCCGAGGTGGGGGATAGCAATGAGCACGATGGCGGCTTGATGGTGCTTAACGGTGCATTGAACGCTTGGCGTTGATTAAAAAAATAAGGAAGACGGGTGAATTCAACGACTATAAATTTTCAGGCGCTATCTGCCGAGCTTAGCCACCGTGCTGAGTCCTTGGTTGCAATGTGGCTTCCTGGTGGACGCAGAGATGGCCACGAGTGGAGGTGCGGCAGTCTTTCGGGTGAAGGGGGCAACAGTTGCGCGGTAAATATTGGCGGCGGAGACCATCACGGACGATGGAGTGATTTTGCGTCTGGCGAATCTGGCGGCGATTTAATCAGCCTATATGCGGCAATTCATGGCAAGAAACAAATTGATGCCGCGCGCGAGCTGATTGAGCAGCTTAATCTTGGCTCGATGGTTCACGATGGTTCATCAACGCCAAAACGTGAAACACCCCCCGAAAAGCGCAAATCCGATTGGCAGAGTTTGATGCCAGTCCCCGAATGGGCCCCTCTTCCTCCAAAGGCTCACTCTCATCGAGGGGTGCCGGAAACAATTTGGAGTTACAAGCGCGATGGCAATTTGCTTGGCTACGTGTGCCGCTTTAGAACTTCAGACGGAGGAAAAGAAGTTCTCCCTTTGACGTGGTGCGTGAATAACCACGACTCGGAAGGGCGAGGCGGGATGCGCTGGCATTGGAAGGCGTGGGATGCGCCTAGACCGCTTTACCTTCCTGGTGGGGTATTGCGCTCGGAGAAGGTCAAGGTCGTTGTAGAGGGCGAGAAGTGCGCTGATGCACTTCATCGTTTGATGGGCGAAGAGTTTGATTCGATAAGTTGGCCAGGTGGCGGCAAGGCCGTTGGTTTGGCCGATTGGAGCTGGATAACTGGCGAGAAAGTCATTCTCTGGCCGGATGCAGACAGTCAGCGCCGCCGCCTAACCGAAGAGGAAAAGCAAAACAACGTTGACCCAAGTTCAGTTGACTATCTTCCAAAAGAAAAGCAACCAGGCAACGCCGCCATGCTCAAAGTCGCCTCCAAGCTTTTTGAGATGGGTTGCGAGGTCTGGATATGCACACTGCATGAGCCGGGCACTCAAACAGATGGATGGGATTGCGCAGATGCAATTCACGGCATTGGCGTGGATGCGCCTTGGCAAGAGGAGCAACTAAAGGCGTATTTACGTGCGGCTACAAAGTTTGAGCCTCCAAGCGACGTAAAAAACCAAGCCGCCAAAGTTTCTGAAAAAGCCGCCGCGCGACGATTCGCTGCCGCGGGTGAGGGAGAAGATGACAGCTCTTCCGAGGTGATTTATGGTTGGCCTCACTATGGGAAAACTGGGCCCAAAGCGACTCGTGAAAACATATTGCACGCAATGCGCAAGGACTCAAGCCTGAGGGGTCTTTGCGGCCTCAACGAATTCAATCATCAGGTTTTTAAGTTGCGCGATACGCCTTGGAAGTCAGATGCAGGCGTCTGGACGGAAATCGATGATTTCAAGCTTGCCGAATACATGGTTTCTCGTCACGACTGGCAAGAGTCGCCAAGTCACTCAACCATTGAACAAGGGTTGCGCGTTATCGCGCATGAGCATCGATTCCATCCGGTGCGGGAGCGGTTCTTGTCGGTTAAGTGGGCGGGAGAAAACCTTTTAGACAAATGGCTGTTTGAAGCGCTTGGCCTAAATCCTGATTCCATGAGTGAGAAAAAAGCCAATTACCTTGCGCACGTTGGCCGATGGTTTGTGATGGGCATTGTGCGGCGCGTTCTCCAGCCTGGCTGTAAGTGGGACTACATGCTTGTTTTGGAGGGGCCACAAGGCTACCGGAAATCGTCCCTTGGCAAAGTTTTAGCTGGAGACTATTTCAGCGATACCCATCTAAACCTTGGCGACAAAGACAGTTATTTGCAGTTGCAAGGCAGGTTGTTGCATGAGTTTTCTGAATTGCACAGCTTGAGCGGAAAAGACGTCACGCTAGTGAAGGCGTTTTTGACAAGTACCACTGATTACCTTCGGGCCCCATTCGATAAACGTCCAGCCGAATATCCAAGACAGTGCGTTTTTTTTGGCACATCGAACAACGCCAAATGGGCGCGCGACAGGTCTGGTAATCGTCGCTTTTGGCCTGTTGAGGTTGTGCAACCCATTGATACCGAGTGGGTTTCTGACAATCTTGACCAGCTCTTTGCGGAAGCGGTGCATAGGGTTCAATCAGGTGAACGAAGCTATCCCACGCATGAGGAAGAGC